TGCGGGCTTGAAAAGCTGGATCCGCGCGTTGAGAGGCTTCTTGCTCAAGAATCCGCAGGCGACGCTCGGCCTGCTGCACACCGGCGCGGTCGTTATTAACGCGAGCAGTTTCAAGGGCGAGCCTAGCGTCAGCCAATCGGTTCGCCTCAACTTGAGCCTGCGTCATCGGGCCAGCGCCCATTTGCAAAGAGCCAAGCTCCCTGCCAAAGGTCGCACTGTTAGGGTTGTTGTCAATCGTTACAACCCTGTCACCAAGCTGAACCTGTTTGGGTTCTGGCGCAGTGCTTGGCGGCCTAACCGCCTCCGGCTTTGCGCCAACTTCCATTGAGCGAAGCTCTTGTCCAAACGTTGCGCTATTGGGGTTTTTGTCAAAAATAACAACGCGATTGCCTAAATTTACAGAATCTGGAATTGGCGCCGTGTTGGTTTGCTGCGGGCGCTCGTAAATTACACCGCCAGTAGACGGATCAACAAGCGCATTTCCAACAACAACTGGCCTACCCGCATCCGGCGGAGGTTCAAAAACAACTTCGCCAGTCTGCGGATTTACCAGCCGGTTTCCAACAGCGACGGGCTTTGTGGGCTCGGCCGGCGGTTCAAACACAACTTGCCCGGTTTGCGGGTTGACAAGTCTGTTGCCAACGGCCATGGGCCTTGCTGGTTCCGCCGGGGGTTCAAAAATCACTTTGCCGGTGTTTGGATCGACAATCCTTGAACCAACGGCCATCGGAGCCCGAGGCTCTGCAGGGGGCTCAAACACTACTTGACCAGTTCTTGGGTTGACCAACCGGCCGCCAACAACAATACCTTTATCCTCTGCCGGGGGCGGCTCAAACAGAATTCGCCCCTCTGGGCTTACAAGACGCCCACTGACCTCAAATGGCCGCTGCGACTCTTGCTTTGATCTTGTCGCCTCAAACACCGCCTGCCTGATTCTGCTGCCCTGCATGACAAACTCAGAGACCCCAGATTGCTCTAGCACACTTGCGTGTTGCAGCAGAGATTCTGGGGTTTCGCCTTGGGCTTGGGCTTGCCTGAGCAATTCTGATGCGTTGCTGACGGCAGTTTGTCGTTGCCGCGCCTCCCGCATCGCCATCGCATTCCGCTGCAGCCCCTGCATGGCGCTGGCGGCCTGGGCCACCTCAGCAAGCATGTTGGCCTGCGACGGCGCTTGGTAGGTGATCGGCTTGAACTGGCCGGCCAGCAGCGGGAGTCTGGTGTCGAGCGGCATGTCTTACCCCTGAAGCCGTCCAAAGATGTCGCGCATAAGCTGGTTGCGCTGCTGCTCCTGCTGATACCCCTGCAGCGCATTAATTGCCCCTTGCGCGCCCCCAGTGTACGCCGAGGTACGCCCGATGCGCCCCGAAACCAGCGCGTTCGCGCCCTGCATGCCGAGTTCGCCAGCTTGGCCGGCGTAGTTCTGGCCTGCGGTGCCCGCCTCCGATGCGGCGGTCTGCCCGATGCCGGCGATATTGGCCAGTCGGTTGAACGACTTGCCGTATTCCTCGGACGCCAGATCCTGCGCAAACCGCTGGCCTGCTTTCATCGCCCCGCCACTCAGCAGGTTGCCCCGCGAAGCCTGCAGACGCTCCAGCGCTTTCATGCCCTCACCCAAGCGGAAGCCGTAGCCAGGCTCAGCAGTCACTTCGCCGCGCGTGATCTGCCCCAGAGCATTGACACCAGCCTCGTAATAAGGCTTGTTCATCTCCATGAACTTGTTGTAGATGTCTCGCCGCAGCTCGAGGGCTTTGTCTGCCGATGCCGCCTGCGTCTGCGCCGCGTCCTTGGCCGCACTGCCCGCAGCTATGCCGCCCACGATGTTGCCCGCGCCGGTGACGATGGCCGCGCCGGCAGGGGTGGTGACGAAGTTGATTGCCTTGTCCAGCAGGTCGATGCCCGTGGGGCTAGCTGCGGTTGCCCCAGTTTTGGCCAACGCGCCTGCGGCTTGCGCTCCAGAGGCTAGGGCGCCGGCAGCAGTACCGGTGTCGGCGATGACTGGGGCCGCAAGACCGCCCGCCGCAGAAAACTGACCGCCGCCCATAACGCCAGGGATAAGGTCGGCAGAACCGCCGACCAAAGCGGCGCCCCCACCCGTCAACGCATTCGTCACAGGCGCCAGCGCGTTGCCCAGTGCCCCGGCGCCAAAATACGCGCCCACGGACGGCAGGACGAATTCCTTGAAGAAATCGCCAAAGCCGCCGACTTTGGCGGTTCGTTGGTTCGTTACTTCGCCAGTGGGCAAGCGGAAACCAATGGTCTGCCTGTCCTTGTTGATCTGGCTGGCATCGGTGACGAAATCGTAGCCTTCGGCCCGCTTCGACTGAATCCAGTTCAGGAACTCGGGCGAGTAGTCCTCCATGACGTTGCCGTCAGGGCCGATGTAGTTTGACCTGATCGGCCCAGTCCACCCGAGCTGCGGCGCAACCGCCTCCCAGTTCTGCGGGCTCTGCAGCCCCGCAACCTGCGAGTCATACGGCCCCGCAACATAGCCGCTCTCGTCGTAGGTGCCGGGGTACTGCGAGAAAAACGGGTCACTCGCGGAAAGCCATTGCTGTGCCATGATTCACCTCACCCAATCCGCCAGTCGGTGCCGTCGCTGTACACGGGGACTTTGTTTGCCCCGCCGGCAGCCACAACCGAGTGGAACGTCGTCGCGCTGGCATCGGTGACAAAAGCCCGCGCGCCAACCCCAGCAGTAGCCGCTGTTGGCAGCGTGGCCACGGTCAGCGTGCCGTGGTTGAAGTACTTCACGCTGAACGTCAGCGTCAGACCTGGTATGCGAAACGACGTCACGCTGCTATTGCCCAACGTGACTTCGTTGCTGACACCGACCGCCGACACATCGGCGTCGTAGCCAATCACCGTGTTGTTGCTGCCGGTCGTGAGCGAGTCGCCGGCTTGAAAGCCCAGAGCCACGTTGTTTGCGCCAGAGGTCAGCGCCCCCAGTGCCGACGCGCCCACCGCCGTGTTGTTGCTGGTAGTGGCTGCATCCAGCGCCTGCCACCCTACGGCAACGTTGTACGCGCCCGTGACCACCAGCAGAGCCGCATCCTTGCCCACCGCAGTGTTGCCGGTGCCGCTGGTGTTTGCCCCCAGCGCCGAGCGGCCTACGGCCACGGCATCGCTGCCGGTGTAGGCGTCCAGCGCCGCGTAGCCCACCGCCACGTTGTCCGCTCCCGTGGACACCAGCAACAGCGCATCGCTGCCCAGCGCCGTGTTTCCTGCGCCCGTCGTTGCCGCGTTCAACGCTCGGTATCCCGCGCCAGTGTTGTAGTTTGCAGTCGTAGCCGCCGACAGCGAATCGTAGCCCACGGCGGTGTTGTAGTCGCCGCTGGTGTTGGCATCCAGAGCCTGCGAGCCGACGGCGACGTTTTGAAAGCCGTCAGTGTTTGACGTCAGGGCGTTGTACCCGACGGCGACGTTGTTCGACCCCGTGGTGTTGCTGTCCAGCGCCGTGTCGCCCACGGCAATGTTGGTGGCAACGCTGCCGGCACCCAACCCCACGGCAACACCGACTTCCTTGGTCAAGTCAAACGCCGCGAAAATGTTGTCGTCGGTCTTGATCGTGACGCCGAGAGCCGTTTCCAGCACGAACTTGTACGACGAACCTGCCGTCAGCCAGATCTGCGCGGGCGTGCGGCCGGCGCTGTCCAGCACGATGGGGTTGGCGTTGGCCGTGCCGCCAGACGAACTGGTGTACGTTGCAATCGGCGTAGTCGTGCCGGCAGCGTAGGTGTAGATCAGCCCGCCGGCCAGCGGGTTGCCGTTGTTGTCGAAGAACTGGGCGCCTGCGCCTGCGTAGGGGGAAAGCGAAACGCTCATGATGCTCTCACTGTTGAATCTGGCTCACCGCCAGCACGACGGCAGGGGCTGCTGGGGCAAACGCAGTGGCTGCGACATTATCTACCGTGATGGCCGTATTGTCTGCGGCAAACATGATCTCGATGCGGTCGTTTGCCGCCAGCGAGAAAAACTCGCTCATAGACACAGCGGTGTACCCGTTGTTGATGTTGATCGTCACCAGCCTGGCAGAGTTAGCGACATCTGTTCCGTTTTTGCGGAACCACAGCCAAACCGTCTTGGCGCTGCTGCTACTGCTGCCGATCTGAACGGTGGCGTCAAATTGGTATAGGCCAGACTGCACCACCACAATGCGCGACGCAGGCGAGCCGATGCTGATGCCTTCGGCGATTTCGGTGTTGTCGAACGTCAGCGCGTAGGCCGTGTTCATGACTGCGGGCGATTGGTCGCTGGTCTTGGTGAACTCGCCGTAGTACTTTTGCTGCTCAATGGTGGGCCGCACGAAGATGTCGCCCGCCGTTGCGCTATCTACCAGCACCGCAGCGATGGGGATTACGTTGTCGGGCGCCGTGGGCTTGACGTTGGTGAACGCGCCCGCCACCGTCGGGCTGGCGTAGAGAACGTCGCCCACGTTGAACGCGCTGGTGTCGATGCCGCTGACGTTGCCCCAGACGCAGCACAGGCCCGTAGCGCCGCTGTCTGGCAGTTCCTCGGCCATGACGCCTAGGATGTACAGCGACGGCGACGAGCCGTCTGCTAGGTACGGCGTTACCGACAGCACGTTGTTTGACCCGACGCCCGCAAAGCCAACAACCGTGCCCTTGGGAATCGTGAAACCGGTGTTGTTCTGCACCACCGTGTACTGCAGCAGCGCCGCGTCCTCAATGGACGACTGCAACAGTTGGAAGAACCGAAACCACGCCCGCGTGGCCAGCGAGCCCTGATCCACCACGGGATCGCGCTGAGACGGTACGCGAGGCGCCAGATCCACGTTATGCGCTCGTCGGGGTGGCGGAGAGTTCCGCACCCATGATGGCAATCTTCACCGGATCACTGCCGCTGATCTCGTACACGCGATCCCGCAGCTTGGTGGTCATGCCCAGCCGGCGCCAGATCACGCGCTTGCCGTACTCGCCTACGCGACCCATGCTGGCCCAGTGCTCATTGCTCCAAGTGTGGCCGCCGTCGTCGGACCAGCGCAGCATGACCTGTGGGTTGGCGCCGTCTGTCAGCGACACCAGCGACGTCACCAGTTGCAAGCCAGACTCAGTGGTCAGGTTGACGCTGTTCTCGGTCAGTAGGAAGAACGTGCTCACCGTGCCGGCGCCGACGCCAGACTCGCAGTCCAGTTGCAGCGTGTGGTGCGCCGTGCGTTTCAGCGTGTTCTGCCCCGTCGGCAGCGCACGCCACGACCGCAGCCAACGCTGAGCTTGGCCGTTGTCGTTGTACGTGTCCTGACTGAAGGCGTAGATGAACCCCGTCTCCCAGTCGCCCACTAGCACTTGGCCGTTGAAATTGGCCTGGCAGTTGCTTCGGTGCCGGCGGTACTGCACGCCGTCCCAGTACGCCCGCTCATGCCACAGTCCGGTAGCAACGTCAAACACCCACGTAGCCTGCGCCGTCGGAAACACCAGCACGTAGAACGAGTGCCCGTCCTGCTGGTACGAGTAGCCGATGGCATCGTTCAGCACCGCGTACTGCTGGATCTGCCACTCCACAGCGTGCGTGCTGATGCGCTGGCCGTTGTAGCCCTGATTGCGGTACACGATGCCGTTGCCCCGTGCGTCAGAACCCAGCCAGAACACGCTGTTGTCTAGCTTGGCCACACTGTACGGCGCAAGGCAGCCAGTCTCCATGAACGCGCCCTCAATGCGCGCCAGCGGGAAGTCGGCCACGCCAGCGTTGTACCAGACCTCAATCGTGTTGTTGCCAAACAGCCAGACCTCGCGGTGATCCACGATCAGCGACACGATGTCGTCGGGGTTGCCCTCGGCGCTGGCAAAGTCCAGCGGGTCTACCGACAGACCGTCCAGCAGCGCCGTCACCCACACGCGCTGGCTGTTAGGCTCGTTGAACACGAAGTAGCTGTCCAGATAGCCCACGCTGACCGCGCCCGGGAAGTCGGGGTCGGTGACCTGCGCGAACACGCCCGTGTTGGCGTTGTAGATGAACGCATCGGGGTTGCACGCCACGAACAGTTGCACGCCGTTGTCGGCCATGCTCACCGGACCGCTGCCGTTGATCAACCCCAGTTCCGTGATGGCGTAGTTGCCGTCCACGCGGTACAGCTTGCCGCCAGAGGCGACGTACAGGAAGTCGCCAAATTTCCACATGCCACGGATTGGGCCGGTGCCAACGATGGCCACCAGTTCCAGCCCCGGGCACCGCTGCAAGAATGCGGGCTCTTTGCCACCTTCGGGCACCACCTCTGGAAACAGATTGACGCACCTGTTCGCCGCAGCATTGACGCTGCGGGCAACGTAGGCGGCTCCGAGGATGGGGGTTTTCATGCTTCCAGTGCTGCAACGCGGGCGCGGAGAGACTGCACCTCTTTGATAAGCATCGGCACGAGTTTAGAGTAGTCCACGCCCCAGGGGCGCGCTACTTCTTCGTTGCTGTCGCCAGGGGTGACCACTTCCGGCGCTATAAGATGCAGGTCTTGAGCAATAACGCCGTAGCGAACATGACCGCCAACTTTCCAATCAAACTCAACTACTTGAACAGCGTCAAGAAGCGCGCCGGCATCGGCAGCGGGGGCAACGGCGGTTTTGAGACGACGGTCTGACGATTGGTTGTAAGCGGTGGTTGTCGGAGTGCAACTAATAGACCCAACGGCACTAGTATTAAACTGAAAAATAATAGCGTTCCAAGACGTTGTGCTGCCGTTTGAGTTGACAAGAGATAGGTTTGTCCCCCCGTTACCGCCGTTGGTAAAAGACA